CGTTGACGTGCCCGGTGTGCTGGTGTCCACCAGCCCCCTCACGGACCGCAGTCAGGAGCTGGAGCAGTACGAATCGGCCGAGCAGATGGACGAGATCATCGGGGACCGTGTAGAAAAGACCTTCGTGCCGATGCGCAACGCCCTGTTCCTGACGCTGGCGGCCAACCGGGCGGTGGCCTGCGGAGCCCGTTACGTGTATACCGGGGTCTGCGAGGACGACAACGCCAACTACCCGGACTGCCGGGAGGTGTTCATCAAGGCACAGGAGCGCGCCATCAACCGGGCGCTGGGGCAGCCCGACGGGTTCATCACCATCATGACCCCGCTGCTGCACGTCAGTAAGCCGGAGCAGATCCGCAAGGCGCTGGCGGTTCCGGGTATCTATGAGGCGTGGGCATATAGCCACACAGCCTATGATGGACAGTACCCTCCCACGGGTAAGGACCACGCCACGGTGCTGCGAGCCGCCGCGTTTGAGGAGGCCGGGGTACCTGACCCGCTGGTGGCCCGGGCGGTGTTCGAGGGCCTCATGGACGTGCCGGACTCGGACAACTACGACATCATCCGGGGCGACAACCCTGCCGTTCAAACCCTGCCCGTGCTGGTGGCCTACGTTACGGAGGGACAGGTGTGAAGGTATTTCTCGCCGGTGAGCGGGGCGGGGCGGAGGACTTCGACCCGAACAACCCGCCCGCGGACCACTGGATACGGTGGGTGAAGCGTCGGCTGTTCAGTTACTACTATCACGGGTTCCAAAACGGGAACCTACCGACCCGGGACGTGGAAGCGACAAAGGATCTCGGGATTGACCTGTTCCTGGACAGCGGGGCCTTCACCGCCTTTTCCAAGGGTGCTGTGATTGACATCGACCGTTACGCGGAGTTCATCAATAAGACGGCCGACTGGTGGTCGGTGATGTCCTGTCTGGATGCCATCGGGGACGCGGAGGGGTCGTACAACAACCTGAAGGCCCTGGAGTCCAACGGGTGCAAGGTGGCCCCGGTGTTCCACTGCCGGGAGGATGCCCGGTGGTTGGTGAAGTACCTCGACGAAGGGTACGACTACATCCTTCTCGGTGGCATGGTGCCGGAGTCCACCCGCTGGCTGCATGAGTGGCTGGACTGGCTGTGGGGCGACTACCTCACCAACCCGGACGGCACACCACGGGTCAAGGTGCACGGCTTCGGTCTGACCGATCAGTTCCTGATGTTCCGTTACCCATGGTACAGCGTGGATTCCTCAAGCTGGTTGATGACGGGTATCTTCGGCTCGTGTGTGTTCAACCGACCGGAAGGTCTGCGGAAGATTGTGTTTTCCAACGACAGCCCGGACGCGAAGCGGTGGTCCAGTTGGCATTACAGCCGGTTACCGCCCACGCAGCAAGAGGAGGTTCGGCGCTGGCTGGAGAAGTACGAGGTGACCCCGGACCAGTTGGCGGAGAGTTACAAGTACCGGGACACCGTGAACGCGGCCACTTTCACGGACATGGAATCCCGTGGGGCCAAGACCTTTCGTAACGAGATGAAGGGGTTGTTTGATGCTTGATATGATTGAAACAGTGCTGGGGGCGGTGGCCACCAAGGACATCGTTCCGGTGCTAACGCACATCCACGTGACCCCGGAAGGGGTGCAGGGCAGCAACGGGCGGCTGTCTATCCACTACCCCGGCAAGACCCCAGTGGACCGGGAACTGTGCCTGCCCGGGCGCAAGCTACAGCAGGCGCTCAAAAAGGGTAAGGAACCGAAGTGGAGCACCACAGAGCAGTCCTTGACCCTGTCGTCTGGTCGCCTGCGGGTGCGCCTGCCCATCAACCCGGCCCCCTACCCCGTTACGCACCCCAGTGACTCCAACCCGTTCCGCATAGCGGACCCGGTGGATTTTATAAACACCCTGCGCACCCTGCGCCCGTTTGTGGCACAGGACGGCTCCCGGCCATGGGCCTGCGGTGTACTGGTCAAAGGGGCCAGCATGTACGCCACCAACAACGTCGTTCTGGTGCGCGCCGGGTGGCAGGGCCTTGACGGTGCCGGGCTACCGGGGGTCAACGTGCCCATGGACGCGGTGGACGAGCTGGTGCGTCTTAACAAGGCCGGGCACACCCCGGCTACCTTGCGGGTGGACGATAACAGCCTCACGGTGACCTTTGATACCGGGGTCTGGCTGCGCACTTCCCTACTGAATGCCGAGTGGCCGGATGCGGATGCCATGATCGGGGAACTGCCCACGGAACCGCCTTATGGGGGCGAGTTGTTGGCGGACTTGCAGAGCGGGGTGGATGCCGTTGTACCGTTCAGCGCCGATGAACGTGCCCCGGTGGTGGAGATCGGGGAGCACGGCATGCGCACCCGTGAGGGGGACGTGCAGGCCGAGGTGGCACTGGAAGGCTTGCCGGCGGGGGCCTACCGGGCGGAGGTTCTGTCACTGGTCCTGTCTGCAGCGGAAGGGGTGTGGTTTGACGACTATCCGAAGCCCGTGCGCTTTGTGGGCGGTGACCTCGCCGGGGTATTTGCTGGGGTGCGGGCATGAGCCGGTTCGATGCTGTTGGCCTGTTCTGGCAGGAGTACGCCAAGGAACCCACCAAGGGCACCAGTCGCGGTCCCACCAACCGCCCGCTGGCCCCTATACCGGAGCCTCACTGGCACTGCCCCACGGATTTCCCGGAGCTGTCCCGGGCCGGGGCACTGGTGATTGACCTGGAAACCGAGGACCCCGGCATTGGCCGGGGCGACGGGCCGGGCGACATCCGTGGCGACGGTAAGGTGGTGGGCATCGGGGTAGGTACCGACGACGGGCACCGCTGGTACTACCCCCTGTTCCATACGGTGTGCCCGGAACAGAACCACCCGAACCCTGAAGCCGTGTTCCAGTGGGCCGCAAAAGAGCTGACGAGGCCCGGGCAGCTGAAGGTGGGGGCGAACTTGCTTTACGACCTGTTCTGGCTGCAGGCGCAGGGGATCACGGTGCCGGGGCCGTACATCGATGTGCAGTGGGTGGAGGCCATGGTCAACGAAACCGCTCGCAGTAAGTCGCTGGACGCACTGGGGGAACGGTACTGTGGCGAGGGCAAGGAGTCCAACGCCCTGTACGAATGGTGCGCTCGCAGCTACGGCGGCAAGCCCAATGGCCGACAACGGGCCAACATCTACCGGGCACCGCCCTGCCTTGTGGGGCCGTATGCGGAGTCCGACGTGGACCTGCCGTGGCGGGTATGGCAACAGCAAAAACCGCTGGTGGAACACCTCGGCCTTTCCGAGCTGGTGGACATGGAGCACCGGCTCATTCCCATGCTCATGGCCATGCGCAAGCGCGGCGTAAAGGTTAACGCGGACAAGGCTAACGCCCTGGAAACCAAGCTGGCGGAGGAAGAAAAGGGGCTCATGGCGGACCTGCAGCACGCCGCCGGGGGCCAGCCGGTCAACCCGAACAGTGGCCCGGACCTCGCCCGTGTGTTCGGCCGCCAAGGGGTGGAGTTCCCTACCACGGCCAGCGGGCGGCCAAGTTTCACCAAGGAGTTCCTGGAGGGCTGCGATCACCCCATGGCGGACGCAGTGCTGGCCGTTCGGCGCATGGCCAAGGCCCGGGGCACCTTCGTGCAGGGGTATCTCCTGGACAGTGCCCACGAGGGGCGGATACATGCCCTGTTCCACCCCCTGCGGACGGACGAAAACGGGGCTATCTCAGGACGGTTCGCCAGCAGCAACCCCAACCTGCAGAACCTTCCGAGCCGTGACCCGTATCTTGCCCCACTGATTCGCGGGTGCTTTGAACCGGACTCCGGGCAGTGGCGGCGCGGGGACTACGATCAGGGCGAGTACCGGATGCTGGCCCATTACGCCCGGGGACCGAAAAGCGACTGGGTGCGGGAGCGGTACAACCTGTACCCGGACGACACGGACTTCCACGACACAGCGCAGGAGTTGGTGCGGGAAGTTACCGGGATCGAGCTGGGGCGCAAGCCCACCAAGAACATCAACTTCGGCCTGACGTTTGGTATGGGCAAGCGTAAGCTGATCCGGGGCCTAGGGGTTGACGATGCACGCGGGGAGGAACTTTATGGTGCGTACCACCGGGGCCTGCCCTTTGTTAAGCGGACCTTTGACCTTGCCATGCAGACCGCCAGCACCCGAGGGTTCGTGAAGACCCTGCTGGGACGGATCGCAGTGTTCGACCAGTGGGAACCGGCGGACTTTGAGCTGCGTCAGGTGGTGCCCGCCAGCAAGGACCGGGATCAGGTGGTGGACATGGTGCAGAAGTACATCGCGGCGGCCCGTGAGAGCGGCGAGCGGGTGCCGAAGCCCGGGGTGGTACGGGCGTACACCCACAAGGCCCTCAACCGGGTACTGCAGGGCAGTCTTGCCGACTACATGAAGCAGGCCATGGTGGACCTGTGGGACGCGGGTATCTGCGACGCGCTGGGTGCCCCACTCATACAGGTGCACGACGAACTCAACTGGGATGACCCCATGACGGCGGAGTCCGAGGAGGCTTTTGCCGAGGCGCAAAACATCATGGTGAATGCCGTGCCGAAGCTGCGGGTTCCGATGTCCGTCAGCTGGGAAACCGGCCCGGACTGGGGCAACGTAAAATAATTCCCCGAAAGGGTTGCACACATATAAATCTTTATGTATATTTAAATCATGGGCGGGGCGCACTGGCCCCGCAAACAGAAAGATAGAAAGGGGTACAGCATGAGGGCAACGGCCAACAAAGAACGCAGAACCGGAAACACCCTGCTAATGATTATCGCCAAGGAAGGAAACGAGAAAGACATCGCACACATGGAGAGGGTGGTAGAGTTCATGATCGAGGAAGATGGAGCGGAGGAAATCTACGGCGAAGATGACCACATCATCGGACTGGGTACAGACTTCGCAACCTGCAAGGAAGCACTGGAGGCGTACAACTACGCAAAGAAAGCCACCCGATAAGGGTGGCAGGGGAAACAGAAATGAAAGTTAGAGTGGAGGGGTTTGGAGCGTTCAGAGACTGGTTTCCGAAGGATGGCGCGAGGCCATCGATGCGGCCTGGGACCATCGTGATGGTCAAGTATCGTGACGGCTCTGAACATTTAGCTAGGTTCGGTTATGAGATGGCGGAAGAAAGCCAGTGGAGGTGGAACAAAGAAAACGCGGCGGCCGACATAGTAGGATACGCCCTGCCTCAGCTTGTCGTGTTTGACGGGCCAGTAACTTGTCAGCACGGGGGCTTGGCGTGACCCGCCAAGCCGAATAGTCGTAACAACCACCGCCCCGGGGCAACCCGGGGCCATAACGCTAGAAGGAGCAACACCATGGCACTGAACACCATCCACAAGATCCGCGTCCTGCACGCCCCTTACGGCCACCCTGCCACCATGGTGACGTATGTCGCCTACACCCGGCAGGGCCGCACCCTGGACACCATCACGGTGGACCTTGCCCGGGGCGAGGTAGCGGTGGACGAACTGGTGGCCCGGCTGGCCCGCCAGTGGAAAATCCAGACACCGGAAGAACTCGGGAGGTTGATGGCATGACTACCCTTTATCGATACGATTCCGGCTGCACGGCGGACGAGGTAGTGCTGCGCCGTTATGTTGTGGAAAAGGAAACCCCCGCCGGGCGGTGGGTGGTGGAGGACTGGGCGGCGGGGGTATCTGGCCCCGGCTCGGCCATCTACGATAATAGCCGCCGCTGGGTCAGTAAGACCGCCCGGAAGCGTTACTGTTACCCCACCAAGGAAGAGGCGTGGGAAAGCTACCGCATCCGCAAACAGTGGCGGGTCAAACACCTGAAGCGGCAGCTGGAGCTGGCGTTAGAGGAACGAGACGCGGCGGAGGAGTGGGCGGGGCGGTACCCCTCCAACCCGCCGGAGCAGGGCGATTCCCTTACTAGCGGCCACAGCAGAACCCGGTCCCTGTTTCCTGGAGGTGATGTATGAGCACACAAAAGCAACGGGAACGCACGATTAACCGCGTAGTCAGGCGGCTGGACGATGCTTGGGACGCACTGGGGGAACTGCACGATCTTGTGGACGAGTGCGGTGGTACCGTCACGCACCATGACGTGGAGCAGCGACGGTTCCTGCGTCAACGGGCGGATTGGTTGCGGGACAGCTCGTGGTGGAAGCGGGAGGGGTAGCGTGGCCAGTGAGAGCGCCCTGCGCAAACTGTTCGCCGAGCGGGTACAGGGGTTCGATCCCTGCGCGCAGGTGCGGCAGGTGGAGAACGCCGCCGGTAGTGGCGACCCGGACACCTATGTCTGCACGGAAGGCCGGTCGGTGTGGGTGGAGCTCAAATACATCCCGCTGCCGAAGCGTACCAGCACCCCGATCCGCTGCCGGCACATCCGCACGGGTCAACTATTGTGGGCCGCCAACCACCTGAAGGCCGGGGGCCGGGTGTGGTTCCTTGTGCAGGTGGGCCGCTGGTACCTGCTGCTGACTGCCAAAGTGGCGGCGAAGCTCCGCCATGGCTTGCCCCGGGAGGCTCTGTATGACCACGCGACCGTGGTGTATGACGGCCTGCCGGCGGACGTGATGCAAGACATGCTGACGCTCCCTTGTGACGGGTAATAATACCCCGTACAGTGGGCAAACTAGAACGCTATAACGGAGAGACAGATGCTCAGTTTCATTAACGAAGGACACATCGACCCGGTCGCCATTACCACCTTCGGCGTTTCCGCCAAGGAGAGCGAGGATGCCATTGGCTACTTCGGCACGGGCCTCAAGTACGCCATTGCCGTGGTGCTGCGCCTTGGTGGCAAGGTGACCGTCTGGCAGGGCACCACGCCTTACGAGTTCGGGGTGCAGACCAGCACCGTGCGGGGCAAGGACTTCGACACGGTCACCATGAACGGCGAGCCACTGGGCTTTACCACCCACCTCGGGGTTAACTGGGAACCGTGGCAGGCTTACCGGGAGCTCTACTGCAACGCCCGGGACGAACCGGGCAGCCGGGTGGAACCACGGCGGCGCAAGCCCCGCGACGGCTACACCACCATCCACGTGAGTGGGTGCGAGGCCATGATGGAAGCGCACGCCACCCGGGACAAGATATTCCTGCCTTCCAAACCGCTGGCAGTGACCCCGGGGGTTGAGATTCACCCGGGGGAGTCCGGTCACCTGTATTACCAAGGGGTCCGGGTACATGAGCTCAACAAGCCGACCCTGTTTACCTATAACCTGACCGGTCATCAGGCGCTCACGGAGGACCGCACCCTGCGGTACCCGTTTATCGCCGAGGCCAACATCCGCACCGCATGGCTGGCGGTGGAGGACGAGGGGCTGCTGGACACCCTGTTCACCCGTGCGGTACCGGAGTGTTTTGAGATGCACGGGCTGGAGTTTGAGCGGGCCGCCCAACCGCCGGGCGAGGCGTTCGCGGCGGTGGCCCTGCGCTACCTTAAAGACCCGAAGTACCCGCTGGCCCGGTCGCTGGTACGTTACCTGCAGGCCCACAGCAAGGACGCAGCACTGGCGGAAAGCGTTACCCCCACCAAGGCGGAGCAACGGGTGCTGGACCGTGCCTTGCGGGTGTGCGAGCACAGCGGGCACCCGGTAGGGAACTACGACGTGCGACTGGCTAACAGCCTCGGCACGGGCACACTTGGATTGGCCATACGCGGGGCCAACGTCATTATGATTTCCCGGACGGCCTTCACCAAGGGGCCGACCTGCGTGGTGGGCACTTTGCTTGAGGAGTTTATACACCTTGAGCACGGCTTGGATGACGAGAGCCGGGGGCTACAAGACTACCTTGTGGACCTCGCCGCCAACCAAGCGGAGCAACTGTACGCGATGGAGGCTTCCGATGTGCAGTGAGCAGGGGTGCCCCGGGTTCCTGCTGCTGATGGCCCTGTGCCTGCCGGTGCAGCCGTTGGCGGCGGACATGGTACGGGAGGCGGTGCAACCCCCGCCCCAGTGCGTAACGCGCCACGGGGGCGACTACATCGGCCGGGACGCGGAGGGTGTGCCGGAGTTTGAATACTGGACCGAGGAGGTTTGCGATGGGTGATAAGCACATCAGGACAGTTAAGCGGTGGCTGGCGTTTGTGGACAGCATAGAGGCCAAGGATGTCGGCCACGCGGTGGACCTGGACATGGAGCGGGATGACTTGGAAGACCTGCGGAAGTATTTGCAGGCGGACGTTGCCACAGAGGCTGGCCGTAGTTCCGATCACATAGAAATCGCAGACGATACACCGGAATGGATAAAGAAATATCTTCGGGAAACGGAGTTTGAAACTGTTGAGGCTCTTCGTGCCGCGTATCTCGCATTAATGAGATTCAAGCCCGGCAGTGGAGCTGCGCTGGAATGCCCCTACGCCTGCGGGTGGGAGGCGCTGCGCAGCATCATCACGGAAAACGCTGTCTACTTTGCCCGGGCAACCATGGACGACGAGGTTCCGGAGCCGGTGCGTCAGGCGGGCATTGCCGGGAACCGGTACGCTATTGAGCTGTGCCGGGCGGCTATGTCAGCACCCGCACCCCATCCGGAGGGTGATGGGCTGGAGGATCGGAAATGAGGATGTCCATAGTGTGCTTTTCCACCGCTGTTGTGACGGTGGTGCTGCAGAAGATGGGCGTTTCCACCTACCCGGATGCCGTGCCCGTTGTGGCGGCGGTGTTCGGGGTCGGCGGGGCTATTTGCTGGACGATTGAGAGAAGGGGGTAATAGTATGAACCGGAGTCTAACACCAGTCGAGCGGATAGACGACGCAATAGAGGCCCTTAACGGGAAGTGGCCCGATAGTGCGCAAGGCCACTACATTTCCCTCGGGCGCGCTCTGTTTGACCGCCGAGAGCCGCTGGACCACGCGTTTGTTTGTACAAAGGACGAGTTCGAGGATGAAGTGGATGATCGTAGACTGGTGGACGCAGCCCAACGCCGGGCGGGTCGGATGGCGGATCGGATGGAAGCGGCGGTCCAGTGGGCAAAAGAGCACGGCGCGGAGGTTCCTTACGGCTACCACGGCAAACGGTTCGACTTGAGGCTTATCGGGCCAAACTCGGGGGAAGTGGAAATGGAGTTCGCCTGCCCAACGAGGGAAACGATTACGGTGGTAACCCCCTTTACTGGCAAGGCCCCGGATTTCGCACGGCTGGACTGGGGAATGAAACATGGATACTAAACCAACACCCACAGAACAAGCCGCCCGCAAGGCGGCCAAGGACCGGGCCTACGCCCATCTATACAGCAACCCGGGGCCGGAGTTGGACGAGGAATTACTGGACGGGGCGACGCTGGACCCAAAGCTGTCCGCCCTGCTGAAGGAGGCTGCGGCGGACTTTGAGCGCGCCGGGCGGGTGTCCTGGCTAAAGGAGCAGCGCATCCGCAAGCGGCTGGCCGTGGTAAAGCGGAGGCTACGTAATGCGCATCAATAGGTGGCGGCTGGCACTGGCGTTCAAACTGGCGGGCGACCTGATTGTGACCGCCCTGCTGGCGACCTTCCTGATGGCCCTGTTTGGGTCGGAAGCGTGGGGTGCCAGCCTGCGTGTGACCGCCGGGGGCTTTAGCCAGCACCCGTTCAACAGCGAGGATCTCAATGAGTCCCACGAACTGCTGGCGGTGCAAGTGGTACAGGTTGAGGCCGGGCGGTTTATCAACTCCTACCGCAAGGAGTCTTGGTACCTTGCCTATGAAGCCAGCCGCAGCCGGGGGCACTGGGAGGGCTTTATCAAAAGCGGGGTCGTGTATGGGTATGTAGATTGCCTTGAGCCCGGGGCAGCCCTCAACAAAACAGCGCCAACCAAGCGCATCACCAGCATCCAGGAGGGGCGCAACGACGTGGACACCTCCGGGGCTTGGTGCCCCATGGTGGGGGCGGGGGTGCGGTACACCCGCTATTTTCTGGAACCGGAACTGGTGCTGGTGGGTGAGGCCGTGGCCTTGACCGTCAGTGCCGAATTTAACCTGTAGGAGGACGCATGAGTTACGACAACACCAACAAGGGGGCACTGTTTAAAAACGACCGGCAGACCCATGACCGGCAGCCCAACCTGCGCGGCAGTGTGAATGTGGAGGGCGTGGAATACTGGGTGTCCGCGTGGACCAAGACCATTCAGGGCGGCCCCCGGCAGGGGGAGAAGATGATTTCCGTGGCCCTGCAGCGCAAGGACGACCAGCCGGCCCCGCCGACCACGGAGAACAGCGGCCCCAGTGGTCACCAACCCCCGGAGCCGGTGGACGACTTTGATGACGATATTCCGTTCTAAGTCGTTGTTTTACTTAACTAAACCAAAGAAGGATAGAGAGCTATGACTAACAAAACACCCCGCAGCATTCGGCTGAACAAAACCCACCGGGACGACATGGTCAACGCCGTAATGGCGGAGTGGGAAAAGCAGAACCCGCCGCCAGCCGGGGCAGACTACAACGCCCTACTTGAAATCGTGGCGGAACAGTTGAAGAAGCACCCGGTGCAGAGCCGCACCCGGCGGTGCGTTGAGCACTTTACCCCGGACGACTGGAATCACGTGGGCCTGGAAAGCTGTGTTAACGTGCAGATTCGCAACGCTCAAGGCACGGACCTTCGCACCATGCAGGTCCGGTTCCCGGCCTCCGTGGCGGACCGACTCGGTTTGGCCCGCGCCCCCAGTACGGTCAGCTCGTTGTACGAAGGTTACGCGGAAGGTACGTTCGCGGCGAAGGACATCGACGCGGTACTGGACGACGACCGGGTGCGGGTTAACACCGCGCAGTTCGTGGAACGGAACTACCCCATGGTGGTCATTCAAGATGACGCGCCGCCCATGGTTGCGCACAAGGCCGCACGGGAAGCACGGAAGGAGTGGAAGGCGGAGTACACACGGTTGCGCCGGGAAACCGCCGACCTCCTGGACCAGTTCTCCAGCACCAAGCAGCTTCGCGAAGGCTGGCCGGATATGGTGCCGTATTTGCCCCCGCACATCGCGGACCCGGACCGTGCCGTTACACTGCCCGTGCTGGCCACCAGCCGGCTGTCCGAGCGGCTGGGCATCAAGGAGTAACCATGGCAGTACCGGCAAAGCAGCGGCGCAAGGTGGTACTCAAGGGCCTCACAACGGCGGTTGAGTGGCAGTGCGCGCACGTGATTGTAGAGCACGCCGAACCGGGGAAGGTAGTTACCCTGACGTTCGGCACCCCTGCCGGCGACCTGACCCTGCAGGTGCAACCCGTGGGGCAGGAGAAGCTGGTTATTTCCAAAACCAAGAGGCAACCAACATGAGCACACCAGTACAAACACTGCGCAACATGACAGCCGAGGAGCTGTCCGACCACGTGGCCATCGGGGGCACCCTGCCGCCGGGGGCTGTCAAGCACTTGGTTATGATGGTGGAGAACGCCAACACGCTGGCCAGCACCAGCAGCGACACCAGTAGCAACGACGACGGGGGCACTGCTGCAAACGAGATTGCCAGCATGACCGAGCGCCCGCTGGCGGATTGGGTTGGAGTGTAGCCGACAGGCTTGACCGTGGGTAATTATTCCCCTATAGTGGGGCCATAACGTAGAACGACAGAAGGAGTTACCCATGAAAAAAGCACCCCGCAGAAGCGATTCCGCTTTCGTACTGAGCACCCGCAACGACGGTGTCGTGGCCACGGTGGACGGTATGGTGGCCGGTGCCCTGATGGTTAGTGGCAACGACCCCCGCGCCGCCGTGGCGTTCCTTACGCGCCACGGGGCGGAGCGCAGTGACCCTGTCATGGGCGCGGCGATCGAGAAGCTGGAGGGCATGGAATGAAAGACATCGACCACACCACAGCGCTCGGCCGGGCACCGCTCAACCCGCAACCGGTCCCACGGGGCCGGCCCAACTGTGGGCTGGTGGCACTGGCGCACTTCACCGACGAGAACTACGACCGGGTGGAGCGGTTTGTGCGCAAGCTGCGCCCGGGCAACTGGAAAGGGGTCACGTTCCGCAAGGACTATCTGGCGTTCTTCGCCCGCATCGGCCTGCCCGTTGTGTATCAGCAATACGACCGCCGGGAGCAGCAACTGACGCTGGCCCAGTGGGTGGAACAGGTGGCTGCGCCGGGGCGGCGGTATTTTGTGGTCACCACCGGCCACGCTCAGGTGGTCTACGATGGCTACGTGATAGACCAGCACGACCACGCGCCGGTACACGTAAGCCAGTTCCACTGGAAGCGCAAGAAAGTCAAACACTGGTTTTACATAGATGGGGAGGTGGCGCAATGAGCTCTACAACCGATTGGGAGGTGGCCATGGCCGTGATCCAGCACCAGTTGCAGCGGTCCGGAACACACATCCCGCCCAAGACACGCCCGGTCCACTACATGACCCAGATGGCAGCATAAGGAGAGCATGATGCCTGCTTACATCAAATCGGGGGTAATGTCCAAAGCCCTCCTAGCACCGCAAGCCAAACCGCTTTGCCCAGAAGCACTTAAACTAGACAGGGAGGCCGATGACCTAGAGGCTGAGCTGGAGGTCCTGAGAACCCCCAGTCATGGGTATGGCTTTCGACACTTGAAAGGGGACGAGCACTCTAAGGCATGGGAATTGCGAAAAAGGATTTCTAAGCTGGAACGCCAAATACGAGATCTGCGAAGAAACTCAGATCCCCAGTGGTTCAACTACTGGGGAGTGTAAGGAGAACGACCATGAACCAAGTAATACAGCGCCAACTCTGCGGAGCTTCCACTGGAAGCGGGTGCGATCAACCTGCGTCGCTGGCGGCGCTGGTGCGAGAGGGCACGGGACTGTCTGTGCAGGGGTTCGCGGACTTTATTGGGCGTGACCGGGGTACCTTGCAGAACTGGTGGAAAAATCACGACCCCCTCCTGTGGCTCGCTGTGGTGGGCTACAAGGTGGTTCAAGACCGGGGCCCTACCCTTGCCCCGGTTGGGGGCGAAAAGGGGCGTGCGGCTAACAAGGGGCCGCGTGGTGCGGCAATGGAGGCGAACGATGAAGGTAAGTGAGCAGAAAGACGTGCCGGTGAGCCGGTTTACCATGGCGGTGGTGGCCCGTAATGCGCCGCACCTGTGCCCGGCGCAGGTGGCGGCCCTCAAGGGCACGGACTGCGAGGGGCTGGATGCTTTGGTGTGCAGTATGGACGACGACGACCTGTCGTGCTTCGTTCTGTTTCTCCAGGAGCAGGGGGAGCGGATGCGGGGCATGCTGGCCTGCTGGAAGCAGGGGGTGGTGCCGGCGGCTGTGGAGCACTTGTGGCAGGAGCTGGCGGTGGACCGGCGAATGCTGCCCGTGGGTTATGTGCTGACGGTGCCCACCAGCCCGGCGCGGCGTGCCCGTAACGGGGCGGAAGCGGCGAAGATGTTGCTCGGGGGTTGTGGTGGGCCGGGTTAGGGGTGTAAATTAAAGACCTCGCCAAAAAGTTCCGCAGAAACAACCACTTAATATTAGGGGTATTAGCAGTGTATTCGCTAGCTAATACCCCTTTTTGCGTTTAAAACCAACCAGTTACGCAGGCCTATTCCCTTACACGTGCGCGGGGGTAAAGGAAAAATAATTTTTAAAAAGCTAAGGTCTGCCAATATTGCGAATATGCGAATAATATTGTTTATTTTCAGTGGGTTACAGGTATTCGTACCCCTATTAGGTATTCGCAGCAGCTAATACGTTGGAAAAAGTGCAGTAATTACAGGGGTTTACAATACCCTTTCCCACGCGTCCGAGGCATGTTGGTTTGTAATTTTGTTTTACCTCCCCGCGCCCACGTGTAAGGGGCGGGCTTTGGGGGCTACCCCTTGGACCCCTGTTGGCGGTACACTGGCCGCAATAGGAGGTGACCCATGGCAGAACGTAAGAAACCAGCGAAAACGGCAGCACAGAAGAAGCGGGAGGCGCGCAAGTGCACGTTACCGGAAGACCCCAACTATGTTCCCAAGGAGGAGCGGGTGCCGCGAAAGAAGATGGGCCGGCCCAGCACACTGACGCAGGCGGTTAAGGACGAAGCCCAATGGTACTTGGACGGCGGCTGGCGGCTGGTTGGTGACGTGTTTCCGTCGGTGGTTGGTTTGGCGTGCGAGCTGCATGTGCCGTCGCCCCGGTTGTACGAGTGGCGGGACTTGGACCCCCAATTTTCGTACATATTATCTGAGATCGTCGAGCTACAGCACCGGATTCTGGTCAACGGCGGCACCGCCGGCAAGCTCAATCCTGCCATCACAAAACTGGTACTCGGTAAGCACGGGTATCACGAGAAAGTGGACTCCACCCACACCAGCCCGGACGGCAGTATGAGCCCCGGCAAGGTGGACGAGAAGGTGGTGGATAAACTGGTCAACAAGATACTCGACTAATGCTGCGCCCGCTGGAGTGGGAGGCCCTGTCCTCCGAGGAACGGTTAGCACTGGCCAAGGCCGGGGAGCGATCCCCGCTGGCCTTCACGGCGGTGTGGTTCAACCTGAGCCAAGGGGACGCTTTCCGCACCAACTGGCACCACTTCCTGTTCGATTGGGCCGTGCAGCAGGTGTTCGCTGGCAAGGCGCAGAACGTGGTGGTCAACATCCCGCCCGGCGGCACAAAGACGGAGTTCTGGTCCATCCACCTGCCGGTCTATTGCATGACCCGGTTCCCCCGGGTGCGCATCTTGAATACCAGCTACTCCAAAGACCTCGTGAACGAGAACAGCGAGCGCAGCCGCGCCCTGCTGCGCATGGAGGAGTTCCGGACCTTCTACCCAACCACCATCGGTAAGGACAAGGTAGACGATTGGACGGTGGAGCGGGACGGTAAGCGGGTGCACCAGATGTTCAGCCGCCCGAGCGGGGGTCAGATCACCGGGGTGCGCGGTGGCTACATGACCGGCAGCAAGTTCTCCGGCTACATCATGGCGGACGACTGGGACAAGATTGACGACCTGTTCTCCCAAACCAAACGCCACAAGTCCCACACCCGGTTGATCAACGTCCTGCGCTCCCGGCGGGGGGACTTCAAAACCCCGTTCTTCTTCATCCAGCAGCGGGGGCATGTGGATGACAGCACAGCGTTCCTGCTGTCCGGTGGTATGGGCCTCAAGGTGGATTTACACATCACCATCCCGGCCCTGATCGACGAGGCATTCATCCGCACCCTGCCGGAAGAGATCCAGGAGCGGTGCCGCCGGGACGTGGAAGGCAGCGAGCAGGTGGATGGCTATTGGTCCTACTGGCCAGCTAAGGAAAACATCCACGACCTGATTGCCCTGCGCAACGCCAACCCGTACACCTTCCAGAGCCAGTACCAGCAGAGCCCCGAGTCACTGGATGGTGGTATCTTTGCGGAAGAGGACTTCCTGTTCTACGGCGACGTGGTGGCCTCCGGGGAAACCGGCCCGGACCTGCCTACCCCGCCCCGGTTTGAGTACCGCATCATAACCTGCGACACGGCGCAGAAGACCAACGAGTGGAACGACTGGACGGTGTTTGCCGAGTGGGGGTTCTACGAGGGCCGGCTCTACCGCCTGTCCTACGAGCGTGCCCGGTACAACGCCAAGGACCTGCGCACCCGCTTTGAGCGGTTCGTCAAAGGGGCGCATGCCCGTAACGGGCTGCACGCGGGCAACCTGCGGTCTGTATACGTGGAGGACAAGAGCAGCGGCACGGGCCTGATTCAGGAGATGCAAGGCCACCTGCCCATAGACATCACACCGGTTCCCCGGGAAAAGGACAAGCTCACGCGGGCCATGGACGTACAGCGTCACGTACAAGGACAGAAAGTGGTGTTACCATGGGGCGACAAGGACAACGGGGAGTTCATTGGCGAGGTCTGTGCCTTCAGCCCGGACGACTCGCACAAGCATGACGACCAGACGGACGTGATGATCGACGCGGTGGATCTGGTGTTTGTGCGCCCCAACACTGGCAACAAAACGGCAATGCTGATCAGTAAGCGCAAACGGCAAGCGAGGCAACGGTAATGGGTACGGACGTGAAATCAAAGCTCACCATGGCAGTGAACCGGGCGCGGGCACTGGGCAGCATGTTTCCGGGGTTCTTTTCTCAAGGGGACACCAAGCGCGCCGCCCCGTGGCAGGACTACGGCTATCCGGAAACGCCCCTGTTCATGGACTTTTACAACCAGTACAAGCGCAACGGCATCGCCCGGGCGGGTGTGTCCCGCATCGTGGAGAAGTGCTGGCAGGAATCCCCATGGCTGCTGGAACAGGCGGAACCCCACGAGGAAACAGCGGACGAGCGCCGGTTCCGGGAGTTCGCCGACCGGGTGGACCTGTGGCAGAAGCTGCGGGAAGTGGACGAAATGTCCCGGGTCGGCCAGTACGCCGCCATCATCCTGCGGCTGGCGGACGACAAGCAACCCAACCAGCCGGTGGAAGGCACGCTGGCCGGGTACGATGCCATTTACGAGCTGATACCGGCCTACGAAGGCCAGCTAACGGTTTCGAACTGGGATACGGACGTGCGCTCCGCCACTTATGGCGAGGTGCTCATGTACCAGTTCCAGGAGTCTGCCGTGTGGGGACAGCAGCAGGACCACAAGGTTCAGCGGTCCTTTGACGTGCACCCGGACCGGGTAATCGTGTGGAGCAAGGACGGCAAGCCCCGGGGGGAGTCTGCACTCGAAGCCGGGCTTAACGACCTGTTCACCCTGCAAAAGATCATCGGTGCCGGCGGCGAAGGCTTCTGGAAGAACGCTCGTAGCGCCCCGCACCTGCAGATGGACCCGCAGACCAACCTGTCCAGCTTGGCGCGATCGCTGGGCGTGCCGGAGGACGAGATCAAGGACGCACTGGGCGAGGAGGTGGAAGACTGGCAGAAGGGCTTCGACAACGTGCTCACCACCATGGGCATGGAGGCCAAGCTCCTGCAGGTGTCCTTGCCGGACCCGGAGCAGTTTGTGCAGGCACCGTTGCAGTCCTTTGCCGCCTCTGTTAACACGCCGCTGAAGATACTGGTTGGCAGCCAGACCGGCGAACGGGCCAGCACCGAGGATGCCAAGGAGTACGCCCAAACGGCCATGAGCCGGAACAAGGGTTACGTGATCCCCAACATCCACCGTTTCCTGGATCGCCTGATGGCGTTCAACATCGTGCCGGCCCGGGACTGGGTGCTGGACTGGGTGGACCTGACGGAAAGCACCAGCGAGCAGAAGCTGGAGCGGGCCAAGGGCATGTCGCAGATCAACAAGGATTCCATCGGCACCGGGCAGGCCGGCCCTGTGTTCACCGCGGACGAGCTGCGGGAGGTGCTGGATATGGAACCGCAGGAAGGCGAGGCGGACTTTGCGGATGACCCGGACGCAGACGACGAGGAAGACACCGGCACACCACCAACCACCAACCGCAAGCGTGGACGCTTTGTGGTCAACATCGGGCGCAGGGGGTAACACATGCCCGGCAATCCGGCGCGGCCAACACACCAGAACAACCCGGTAGGCCAGACCCGTAAAATCCGTGCGGCCCGTGGAGCGTGGCGCAAGCATGCCCGGGGCGTGCGCAAGTGGGTGCTTGCGTGGTTGCGGGACATCCCCGCCACGCAGATCGAGGCCAATGCCGGGCGCATCACGGTCAACCGCTATGAGTACCAGATCAGCCCGGCGGAGCTTGACCGGTTTGTGGCGGAGCTGGCCCGGCGGCTGGCAAACGAGGGGGTTAATACCGCGTATTGGCAGCAGGTGCGGGCTGCCTACGAGCAGGGCACCGGGGATGAGGTCGTTAACCTGCAAACCATCACGGACGGCCTGTACGAGCGCGAGGTACTGGGGGTTATCCAGAGCCAAGCATGGCAGCAGCGGGTGGCACTCATACAGGCGCGGGTGTTCGAGGAGATGCGCGGCTTTGAGGGCGACACAGCCCGGGACTTGGCCCGCGTTCTGCGGGGAGGGGTGGAGAACGGCCTTAATCCGCGAGAGGTGGCCGGCACCATCCGCAAGCGGTTCGACGTGTCCCAGTCCCGGGCCAACCGCATCGCCCGCACAGAGATCACGCAGGCTTACCGCCGTGCACGGTGGGACGAGGACGCGGACGCACAGCAACGGCTGGACATCCGAACCGGGCTACTGTGGTTTTCCGCCCTCAGTGAAACCACGCGGGAGTGGCACGCCGCCCGGCACGGGCAGGTCTATACGCAGGAGCAGGTGCGCCGGTTCTACAGTGAGGGGGCCAACGCCATCAACTGCCAGTGCTCCCAGTCCTCCGTTCTGCTAGACGAAAACGGGCAACCGGCCAACCAAGCATTCATCGACCGGGTGAAAGCCAGCAGAAAATAGTTAACATCTGCCGGCGGTTGCGTTATGGTGTGGGCAATAGACCATGCGTGTGCCCCGGAAACCGGCACGAGGAAAGCTACATGACGATTCGCGTCAACGTAAAAACCACGGTCAACAACGCCAAGATCCGGCGAGAGCAGCGTAACGGGCGCGACGTGATTGTCCTGCCTTCCGCCACCCTGCCGGATAACGTGGTTATGAACGACATCCTGTACCCGGCCGAGGTTATCGAAAAGACGTTCCTGACGCTGGAACGTACCCCCGCCCCGCTGGGGCACCCCATCTCCAACGGCATGTACCTGTCCGCCAAAGACCCCGAAGCCATCAACATGAACTGGATCGGGGCGTGGAACGAGAACGTGCGCCGGGAAGGCGGGCGCGTGTTGCTGGACAAGGTGGTGGACGTGGAAGTGGCCAAGCGGCACCCGGACGGGGAGCGCCTGCTGGACGCAGTAGCGGCGGGTGAGCCCATCCACACCAGCACCGGCATCCTGATGGAGAAGCTGCCTGCACCAGAAGGTGCCGAGGGGTATAGCTGGATCGCCTCGGACATGCTGTTTGACCACGACGCTATCCTGCTGGACGAACCCGGGGCGGCGCAGCCGTCACAGGGGGTGGGGATTTTTGTAAACTCCGACGGCAAGCAGGAGGAGCTGGAAGTTATCAACTCCGAGCTGCCGGAGGGGTATATGGATTTCGTCACCGATATGGTGATGGAGGAGTTCGAGCGCCAAGAGCGTTCGAGCCGCTGGGCCAACATCAAGGAAAAACTGGCCCGTGCGATACAGGGAGTGCTCAACGATACGAAGGCCGATGGCCTGACCGTTAACCAAAACGACGAGGGCAATAACATGCCAGTTACCGAGGAACAGTTCGCGGCATTGGAGAAGAAGGTGGACACGCTTGTCACCAACTCCAGTTCCGACGGCCTGAAGACCGTGGTGGCGGAGGCTGTCGGCGAGGCAGTCAAACCGCTGCAGGAGCAGATCGATACCATCAACACCCGCGCCAAGGCCGAGGAGGAGAAGCAGAAAGCCCCTTTGGTGGACGCGGTGGTTAAGGCCAATCTGCTGGACGAGGACACCGCCAAGGGCCTTGAGATCAACGCCCTGCAGGCTCTGGCCGACAAGGTCAAGCCGGGCAAGCCGAACGCCATTGTGGGCGGCTTCAACACCAACGCGCAGGACGAGGACGACCAGAAGTTTTGGGACGACCTGGACCTGAACGCCAACCGTAAGGAGGCGTGATCATGGCTGCTAACGTAATCTATCGCGGCCCAATCGCACAGGAACCGGAAACCATTAACCTGCCGGTGGCCGGGGCGTACCTGCCCGGCATCTTCGTCACCAGTGACGGCGGCGCGCTGACGCAGGCCGTGGCCGCTGACGCTACTGGCCGGATCTTTGTGCTGGGCAACCGCCGGTTCTACGGTCAAGGCCCCGACGAAGCCTACCCCGACGGCGACACCGGTGTGGCTTACGAGCTGGAACCGGGCCACAAGTACAGCGTTCAGTTCGCGGCGGGCACCTACAGCCCCGGCGACGAGCTGACCATCGACGCGAATGGCCGTCTGGCCGCAGCCGGGCTGGATGCCGCGGTCGTGGCTACGTACGACGATGCCGGCGCAACACTCACCGCAGGTGACCGGGCTGACGTGGTAATCGCGTTCCGCTCACGCACTGCACCGGCATAAGGGAGAGTAACCATGCTGAAGTTCAGTAAAGCGCAGCAGCAACTGGTTTTGAACCAGTGGAAGCAGCACGAGGCCATGCACGCCAAGATGCAGAAGGACTTTGCCCACAACGGCAAGATTCTGGTCGGCAACGCATCGCCTCTGCCCCGCGACGTGTGGGGCGAATGGGATCAGGAGTCCGTTGAAATTCAGCGGGATGTGCTGGCCGTAATGAATGACCTTGCCGGCTCGGTGCAGCGCCCGATGGATATCGGCAAGCTGGTTCATTACTTCCGCACCACCAGCGACTCCGGTAATATCAACGTATCACTGGATGGTCGCAGCAAGGCCAAGACCGACCAGCCGCTGATGGACTACCACGGCACACCGCTGCCCATCTTCGACACCACGTTCAGCTTCGGCTGGCGGCAGATGATGGCCGCACAGTCCGAAGGGGAGAACCTGGACGACGATGCCCGCATGAACGGTATGCGCCGCATTGCGGAGAAGGCGGAGGACATTGCCCTCAACGGCGACGATGAAATCGTGGTTGGCGGCTCCCAGTTGTTCGGCCTGCGGAACTCCCCGGCACGGGCTACCCGCAACACCGGCGTAACCTTGAACGGTGCCACCGGGCAGGCGTGGGTTGACGAGGTAGTAGCGACCCTGAAGCTGCTGCACGGCATGAACGTGCGCGCCCCGGCTACCCTGTACCTGAACTGGGACGACTGGTTCTACGCCAGCGTGAACGATTTCAGCGCGCAGTACCCGAACAAGACCATCCTGCAGCGTGTGCAGGAGATCGCGGGTGTCGGCTCCATCGTTCCAGCCAGCCGGGTACCGGCCAGTGAAATCATTGCGGTGGTTAAGAACCGGGAGCTGATCCAAGTTCTTAACGGCATGCCGATGACCACGCGGGCCAAGTTCCGGGCCAACCCGGAGGACGACTACGACTTCTTGATCATGATGGCTGCGGCTGTGGAGATCAAGTTCGACGCTAACGGTAACAGCGGCGTAGCCCACTCCTCACCCGCGTAACCGGGTGGCGGGCTCCTTAACGGGGCTCGCCTTCCCTACGCTTTACACTGACAGGGGTAATACCATGATCAAGTTTCAAGTAACCAAGCCGAATGTCCGCCGCGCTGGCAAAGGTGGTGACCAAGCCGTACCCGTGGGCACTGTCCTGGAGCTGCAGGGGGACACCGTACCCACTTTCCTGCAGGGCAAGGGCATCGTCGTAGGCGAGGACGCGGGCAAGACCCTGGAGCCTGCCGGCGACACCACCTACGAGGTGGACGGCGAGCAGTACACGGCGGAGGAGCTGGGGGCTCTTTACGAAGAGGTCACCGGCAACAAGCCCGGCAACAAGAAGCCGGAAACCCTGCTCAAAGAGCTGACGCAGGAGTAAGCCCGTGGCCCTCACCCCGACCGACATCAAGGCCGGGTTCAGCACGGCTGTACCGGACGACGAGATACAAGACCTGATCGATTTCATGGCCACTGCGGACCTGTGCTTAACGGGCAACGCTGTGCCGGAGAAGACGCAGGACTTGCTGAAGAAGTATGCCGTCCGCCACCTGCTGCTCCTGCAGGCCAATGCCGGTCAGGGCGAGGTCACATCCCAGTCTGCACCGTCCGGGGCTTCCCGGTCGTTTAACCGGTGGACTGGCACCCCGGGTCTGGATGCTACCCGTTACGGTTCCCTGCTGACGCAGATGGACCGTTACGGCTGTGTCCGGGGCCTTATTGAGAATACCCACCGAGCAGCCCTGTTCGTATCCGGTCCCAAGCGGGTACGGGGCGAGCAGGAGCGGTTCACATGAGCACCATTGCCGCATGGTCCTACACGGAAGGGCCGGCCACTGTCTGGCCCTACACGCTGGATCAGTACAGCCAGCCGCAGTACGGCACCCCTATCCTGATTCCTGCCACCGATTACATCAATGGCGGCGAGGTGTCCCGCGACGCGGAGGGCAACGAGTTTGTGCCAAAGCTGACGGTGTACTTTGAGGGCGCGGCGGATGCGGCGTACATCCCGAAACGGGAGTGGTACATTAAGCCCGGTGACCATACCGCGCTGGCCACCCCACCCAAAGACGCGGAACGGGTGCGCACGGTAACGCAGTGGCCCATGACCAAGTTCGGCGCGGGCGAGCTACCCGACTGGAGGGTGGAGGCATGAACGTCACTGGCATCGACGAGATCAACGCGCGGTTCAAGCTGGCCACCCAACGCATACGGGCCGGCGGGGAGCGGGCAGTGACCAAACTGCTCATTGCTATTGAAGGGCAGTCCATGTTCCTCACCCCTGTGGACACTAGCAACCTGATCAACAGCATTGGCCGGCAGGTGCAGCCGCTCGGGGATCATTACACCGGTTACGTGTATTACGGGGCCGAGTACGCCAAGTGGGTGCACGACATGCCGGGCACCCTGATGGGTGAGCCCCGTGCGGACTTCGGTACTACGCGGGACGGAACAGCCTTTGGCGGCGGCACCGGCAAGGGCAACTACTGGGACCCCCACGGGGAACCGGAGTTCCTGCGCAAGGCCGGGGAGCGGGTGGCCCGCGAAGATGCGCCGCGTATTGTGCGTGAGGAGATGGGGCTGTGAGTCTGCCCGTGCTGGAGTCCCTGCAAAGCTGGTTGGACACCGCCGGCCTGTTAACCGGGTACCAATCCCGGTTCAACCTGTGGACGGATGCGGAGGAAGGCGGGGGCGGGGACTTTGTTCTGTTCCGCTTTGCCGGTCCGGGCACGGGCAACCGCATCGAGCAGCGGTACGACATTAACATCTACTTGATTGCGGAACCTGCCAACTACATTCAGGCACAAAACCGCATCAACGCCATTCGGGCGCACCTTGCTTCGGTACAGAGTCCGCCGGATGTGGTACGGTATGCAGTACCGGGGATGCCCACAGGGCCGTTTGAAATGGCCAACGGGCGCAAGGTGTTCGAGTTGGCGGTATTCGCCTATCAGTCAGGTGACCTATGACGAAGCAGGTGGTAAGCGCAGACGGTACGCAGTTCTTCTTCGACGCTACCCCGGTCGGGGGCGTGGAGGACTACACCGTATTTGACGGTATCACGCCGGACGTACCGCACCGCCCCATGGCGGGGCCGCTAACCTTCCACCCGGGGCAGGCGGATTACGGACAGGTGCGGGTGCGCCTGTACCGCAACCAAGCGGACCCCGGGCAAGTTAAGATGGAACAGTTTCGGGCGCAGGGGCGAGTAGCCAACTGCGCCGTAATCCTCAAGGACGGCACCATCCGGCAATTCCGGGGGTACGTCAAGCAATTGCCGCTCATGGGCGGTAACATCAACGGCACCGGGCTGGTCACAGCTGTGATCAAAGTCGCGGGGCCGCCACAGTAATCAAGGAGATACAACCATGAGTAACGTTTATACCGTGGTGGGCACCCGGATGAGTATCGCTGAGGAGCGCCCCGCACAAATCGACGCCGCCGGCTTTGAGGCGCTGCTGACCTGGACTGAGATTGGCGAGGTTACTGACCTTGGATCTTGGGGCTCCACCGGCTCCACCGCCGCCCATCAGCCGCTGGCAACTGGCGAGACCGTGAACGCCAAGGCGTTCCTCGACTGGGGTAGCCGCGACATCAGCATTGGCCGTGACATCACCGACGCGGGCCAGGACCTGCTCAAAGAGCTGGCGGACGGTGAGACCAAGCGCTATGACATCGTGTCGGTCAAGATCGAGCACCAGTCCGGCCTGATCCAGTACGCTGAAGTGCAGGTAACCGGCTTCAATACCAACTTGCCGGGCGGCGACTCGATCGTGGCCGCCACTGTGGGCATCACGTCCCGCAGCCGCGTGATTGAGGTTAAGCCGACCCCGACCACGACCCCCTAATCCGCTCCGGCGGTAGGGCTCCCGTTGTGTCCTGTCAGGCCTCGGGAGCCCGCTCTACCAATCGACTGACAGGGCCAACTAACTGACAGGTGATAACTATGTTCGAGCATCTCGCAACCACCGATACCTCCGAATGCCCGCTGTACTGCGCCGATGGCGTCACCGAGCTGGGAGCTGAGGACAAAGACGGCAACTTCAATCAGGCCATCGTGCATGTCCGCAGCCGAACGTGTGATCAAGTCCGCCAGCACGACCTGGACGTTCGCCGCCGGCTGGTCAAAGAGGCGCAAGCCGATCAGGCGCGGGGCAAGAAGGCCGCCAAGGACTACGACCCCGAAGAAGACTACCGCAATGGCGTAGCAAAGCTGGAAGTGATCATTGCCGGATGGGAGAACCTGCCGGACGGCAAGGGCGGCACCATCCCGTACAGCGACAAGACCAAGCACGAACTGGCATCCATGCCGGCGCTTGACTACATCCATCGGCAGATTTTCAAGCATCACAACGCCGATGAAAATTTTATGCCGGCGCAATCCGAAGCCTGATCGAATACGCCGGTCATCTGGGGTGGCTCAACGCCACCCTGGAACTCAAGGCCGGCAAAGAGACCAAGCGGATTGTGCGTAACGAGTGGCTATGGCCGGGTTCGATCTACCGGCAATTGCCGTATCTGGGGTGTGTGCAGTACATCGCGGATTACTGGGACAAGGCAGGCCGCGCAATCAATGGCGGTATGGGTCGAATCCCGTTAAACTGGCAAGAATTGCGGGCCATGCAGGAGCTGCTGGGAGTGTCGTTCAGACCGTGGGAGGCAGAGACCATCATCGAGATGAGCCGCACATATTGCGCCAATGCGGCCAGCTCCGACCGGCACGACCCGGCCCCCTACGCGCCAACGGATGACGAGCAGGAATTAGCCATCGAGCGTGGCCACCAGAACGAACACGGCATGAGGACCTGACACAATGGCCAACGGCGAGAATCTAGGCACCATCAACTACAGCGTCGATGTCGATTACTCGGCGCTGATCGCCGCTGGCCAGGCGCAGGAGAAGTTCACCGATCAATCCCGACAGACCGCTACCGAGCTGAAGAAGTACACCTACGTCACATCCTCCGTCACCAAGGAATACCGTGCACTCAAAGCCTCAATTGACCCCGCGTACAAGGCACAGCAGCAATTCCTGACCGGTGCGCAGATGATCCAGAAGGAGCTGAACGAGGGCCGTATCACGCTCAGCCAGTACAGCAAGGACATGGCGAACCTACGTGCGACTACGACCGCTACCGCCAGAATCGGAGGTCGATTCGGTAACGTGGTCGGCGGCATGGGGGGTGCAGTTCAGCAGGCCGGCTACCAGATTGGCGACTTTGCTACGCAAATAGCGTCCGGGCAGTCAGCCCTTGTGGCGTTCACCCAGCAGGGCGCTCAGATGGCTGGCATTTTCGGACCTGGCGGTGCTGTGCTGGGGGCTGTGTTGGCGATTGGCGGCGCCATCACGGGCGGTTTGGTGCGCGCGTTCAGCGAAGGCGAAGAGGGCGCCAGTCAGCTCAGTCAGTCCATGGAATACCTCGACGAGGTAATGGGGCGGACCGAGTCTGGCACCATGGGCCTGACCGAGCGCATACGAGACCTGGCCAAAGAGTCCCGCGCCGCCGCTCAGATCGAGCTGCAACGGGGCCTTGTCGAAGCAACCAGCGCATTCAACTCGGCCAGCACGTCACTCTATGACGCGGCAGAGGATGCCCTCGACACCACTATTCTCGGAGACTTTGACGCCGCAGTAAGTCAGGCCGAACGGCTGGCCCGGATGGGCGTGGGCGTGAATGACGCGTTCTCCGAGTTCACGACCACGGGCGCTCAGTTCCGGGAGGGTATAAACCTGATCCGGGACGAAGCCGAAAACCTGAACGACGAGTTCGGCATCAGCATCGGCGCCAGCCGCACCCTTATCGGGGCGCTCGGGGCCGTCAAGGCCGACCCGACCGTTGCGGGATTCCAGGCGCTCCAGCAGGCCATATTCGAGGCCACGAAATCAAGCGACAACGTTACCCCGGCGTTCATGCGTACCGCGTCTGAGATGTCAAACCTGGCGTCCCAGGCCGTGGAGGCGGCGAAGCGGGGCGAACAGCTGGAAGAGTGGATTGCGAACCTTGATGAAGCGTTGCGCGAAAGCGACCCGGCGCTACTGGCCCGCCAGACTGCCCTGCAGAACATAACCACCGCGCTCGAAGACGAATACCTGGCCCTGACCATGAGCGACCGGCTATTGCTTCAGCACCGGCTAAACGTGGTCAGGGCGACCGAGGCCGAACAGGAGCGGGCGCTCGCTTTGTACGACGCCGCTGAAGCATTGCGGCAGAAAGCGCGGGCTGACGAAGAGGCACGGATGGCCACGGAACGGGCAGCCAAAGAGGCGGAGCGCCGAGCCGATGCCGAAGAGAAGGCCGCTCGTCGGGCAGCTGAAGCGTGGGAGAGCGTGCGCCGGTCGGACTGGAACGACTTCCAGAACCTGCTGGATAAGATCGACCCGCTCGGGGCCGAAATGCGCAAGCTCGGTGAGGACATCGCCGTCGTGCAGATGGCCTTCGGTCGCGGATGGATCGACGAGGGTCAGGCGGACGAGATTGTAAACGCCCTGACCGAGGCCGCTGAGAACGGCGGTCAGGCCTTCGTTAACGAGTGGCAATCCGTTGCTGACCGCGTAGCCAGCAGCCTACAAGACGCCATCGCATCCGGCGACTGGGACAAAATCGGTGACGCCATCGGCAACAGCCTGGCCACGTCCATAGCCGGCATCGTCAACAAGACGATCACGGACAGCCTCGCCAAAGACTTGACCGCCAACAGCAGCGTGCTGGCTCAGATTGGCGGGGCGTTTGCCGGACCTATTGCGGGAGCCGTTGCCGGTGGCGCTATCCAGCTTGCGGTCTCTGAGCTGTCAGACTTCTTCGGCGGTTCGGACTGGGACCCGACGGAGGCCCGGCAAGCGGCACAGGGTACCGGCACGGTTCTGGGCTCCATTGATGCCAAGTCGGAGTCCATCGCCAAAGCCGTGGACATCAGCGCGGGGGCGTCCCGCGAGCTGGTGGGCATTAACCGGGATATGTTGCGGGCTTTGCAGACCTTGCAGTTGGGGATTGCCGGGGCGTCTGGGATGGTGGCGCGGAGTTATGGTGGGATCAACTTCACGGCTCAGGACCTGTTTAGCCAGACCGACATGGCGGGAGCCGGGATGCTGCTGGGCGTCTCTGCATTCGGCCTCGGCAGCCTCGGGGCGGCCGGCTTGATAGGCAACGCCCTCGGCCCGATCGGCGGTCTGCTCGCCACCGGACTTTTGGACGGAGCCATCGACTCCATCGATAACTTGGCATTCGGCCTGTTCTCGGATATCGGCGGCTCCATCTTCGGCGGCAAAACCGATGTTAAAGATGTGGGTATCCAATTCTTCGGGGCAACCTTAGACGAGATGCTCCGCGGCTGGCGGGACGGTGACCGGTATCTGACCGCCCAAGCCTACGCCACTATCAAGCGCGACGGCGGGTGGTTCCGCTCTGACAAGCGATGGGACGAATATCAGCGCCTTGGCACTGAGGCGGAAAACCAGATCAGCCTGGTGTTTGGTAGCATTAGGGATAGCGTAGTCGCCGGGGCAGAAGCCCTCGGCATGTCCGGCACCGAGATCCAGTCCGCGCTTGATGCGTTCCGAGTCGAGACCCAGAAGATCAGCCTCGAGGGCTTGAGCGCAGAAGAACAGACGGCGGAGCTGGAGGCCGTGTTCAGCACGATATTCGACCAAGCCGCAGGCGCAGTCGTGCCGTATCTGGACGACTTCCAGCGCGCCGGCGAAGGTCTTGGCGAGACTCTGGCCCGCGTAGCCACGCAGGTTCAGGTGACCGAGCAAGCCGTGGACATGCTGGGCTTGCGGTTCAGCGACCTGTCCGGAGCAAGGCTGATTGAAGCCTCGCAACGGCTGGTAGAGCTTAACGGCGGGCTGGATCAGTTTATCTCAAGTATGCAGAACTTTATCGGCAATTTTGCCACCGAGAGTCAGCAGTTTGCCATCAATGCCAACGCGCTGGCTTCTGGCATGGGTGATTTGCCATTGCCGGAGACGCGGGCGGGTTTCTGGGCGCTGATGCAGGCTCAGGATGCTGCAACCGAGGAGGGGGCGGAGAATATCGCCACGCTGTTGCGGTTGCAGGGCACGGCGGATGCCTACTATTCGGCGATTGAGAAGGCGCAGGAGTCCTATTACCAGACCGAAATACAGGGGCAACGCGAGAGACTGAATGAGGCGCAACGCGCCAACCGTGCCGTACAGTCCGCCATGGACTCCATGCTGTTTCAGTCCAGCGCTGCGCAAGAGGCCAGCCGCCAGAGCGCTATCAGAACGCTTGAGCAGATTGCGAATGCGGGTCGCGTGTCGGATATAGGTCAACTCCAGAGCGCCCTGGATGCCGCCACGCAGCTCGATCAGGGGCGCTACAGCACCTTTGCCGATTACGCCCGCGAGTACGCCCGGACATCCGGTGTTATTGGCCGCGTAGGCGACGTGACGCAGACGGCAGAAGATAGGGAGGCGCGCATGCTGCGCAGTCTGGAGAATCAGCTGGAGGCCGTTAAGGGCATGCGGGACGACCTGGAGCGGAGCCAGCTGGCTATCATCAAGCAGACCAACAAGACCGCCAAAACCCTTGAGCGGTTTGAAATCGACGGTATCGAGGTTCGCCAATGAAGATTATCAGGCCGATTGATTTGAGTGGGACGGGGGTTGTTGAGAGTACTGCCCTCACAGAAAACTATGTTTCTTGGCTTCAGGGTGGTCAGGGCATTCTTGGGGCACTCGCTGAAAGAGACATTCCTTCAGATGCGGTATCGACGGCAGCGGATTCCAGCAAAACTGTATTCATGACTGGCACGGGGGATAATTATCAGCTTTTCCTTTACGACTCATCTACGGATGAGGTTGAGGACATAACTTTCAAGCTGGCTGGATTTGCATCCCTTTTGTACGGGTTTGAGATATCAAGAGACGGTAATTATATCGTCGCGGCAACGCGAATATCGGAGGCAAGCGATGACTACATAATAACGCTCAACACTTCGACATGGCAGCTGCGAAGCTTCGTTTGCGCGCACCTCAAGTTTGCGATTTTGCCGGACTCGTCAGGGGTTGTGTTCCCGATATCCAGAAGCGGGGCAAACATAGACTATCGACTTGTATCTCTTGCGTCCGGCGCGACATTGTGGACAAAAACAATCACACTTTCTGGGGTAGACTATGACGATCCTGCCATCTACGCCTCAAACAGCTCTGATAAGTTGATAGTCGAGGACTCAAAGTATTACGCTTTCTCAAATCCGGACAACTACTTCGGGCTGATATCATTTGATTTTGCAACTGAGGCGTCTATTTACAAAGAGCTAACAGATGTTCCAAATGGCAGAACATTATTTAGCTTCTTTCGGGCAAGCCTCGGCAGCGATGCAATAGCGCTGTCTTACTGGTCTCCGGTGGACCAAAAAACTAGAGTTACGGCATGGAAGTCTTCAGATTTGACTGAGATATTTTCGCCCGTGGACGTAGATGGTTATCCAAACGACGAGCGCTCAATAGCGTGGTCTCAGGATTCGTCAGAGTTCACGGTAGGATCTTCTCTGTCCCCGTTTATTCACAGGGTCGCCTCTTCAACTGGCGCAGTAACGGAGCCGCCAAGCTTAAACACAGGTGGGGGCGCTGCTTATGTTGGGGCCTATGTAGATACTTATATCGTTGTAAATGTCTCGGGAATTGACTCCCCGCAGTTCATCGATGTTACGGACAACACTATAGCTGAATACATTCAGCCCAACTTCAAACTAGGTGACAGAGTTATATTTAGGGATCGCGTTTTTGAAGCCCTGACCGACAACAACGACCGCCCCGATGTTGGCGCGATTGCGGACCCGCCAACCTGGCTCGACTTGGGCTTCATCAACCCCCTACGCATGTTCGACAACAAGCTGGACAGTCGCACGACCGCCCCGAGCCCGCTGGTAATTGTAATCGAAACCGGGCGGATCACCAACGGGTTGGCCCTGTTCAACCTTGCTGCCTCCTCCGTGCAGGTCACCTACACCGATCCAGTTGACGGGCTGGTGTACGACAGCGGTGATATCGGCCTACTGGATAACAGCGGGGTGCGCACGTGGTACGACTTCTTCTTTGAGCCGTATAGCCGCCGGTCGGACTTTGCCCGGCTGGACCTGCCCGCGTATACCGACGGCACCATCACCATCACCTTAACCAATAACGAGGGGGATGCGGCAGTGGGGGAAATTGTGGCTGGCTCCATCTACCGGATCGGCGAGGCGCAGTTCGGTAGCTCCGCTGGCATCCTGGACTTTAGCCGCAAGGAGCAGGACCAGTTCGGGCGGTTCGACATCGTGAAGCGCCGGTTTAGCAAGCGGGCGGAGTATGACGCTGTTATCGACCCGGCGACCGGTGGTAATATACAACGAACACTGGCCCAGTATCGCGCCGCTCCGGTGGTGTGGATTGGGGACGAAAGCAAGGAGGAAACCATCGTGTATGGGTTCTTCCGGGAGTTCGACATACTGCTGGATAACCCGGCATTTACCGCAGTCACCATTACAGTTGAGGGGCTTTAACCATGGCCATACCACAGCCACCACAGTCCAGTGCCTACCCGCCCGCGCCGCAGCGAGGTGAGCAGGAGTCCGTCTTTGTACCCAAGGCCAACGCCTTGGTGGCCTCTCTGGAACCGCGCCGGCAGGACTTGCAGAACCTTGCGGACTACACCTACGCCCGCGCCGTGGACGCGGAGGGTTTTGCCGCAGCGGCCTCCGGTAGCGCGGCAGACGCTCAGACTGCCCAGGGTGCTGCCGAAACTGCGCAGGGCCTCGCTGAAGGTGCCCGCGATGCGGCGCAGCTGGCTGAGACTGGGGCGGTTGCGGCCAAGGATAAGGCGGAAGGCATCATCGGCGTGGCCGGTGCTTTTGCGGATACCGCCTCCGGCCTCGCTGGCACGACTGATGGCGAGTATTTTGCCCTCAGCACCGACGGCAGTGTGTGGCTAAACAATGCCGGAGTAGCCGAGCAGATCACCGACTACGCCAGCCTTGCCGACGGCATCGGCATGATTTCTGCGGCGCTGGATGCAATCAACGGCGAGGTGGTGTGATGGGCGTCGTGAGAGATAAGCTGGACTATCTGTCCGGCACCAAGCGACTGCTGCGGGAGGGCATTAACGCAGTTTTGGCCGACCGTGGCGACCCCCTGTTGACCGAAAGCACGCCGTTTGAGGACTACCCCTCGGCGCTGTGGGCACAGTCTACGGCGGCGTCTGCCGGAAGCCTGGCAGGCGCTGCGGCGGATAAGTTGCTGCGGCTTAATGAGACCAAGTCGCGACTGCGGGAAGCCATAAACGCAGAGCTGGGCATTGGGCTGACTGTTGATGATCCGTTTCGATTTTACGGCGAGTCGATATGGACGCCAAGAGCCCTATTTCTACAGGGCGAACAAGGCGCATGGTACGACCCATCTGACCTGACCACCCTCTACCAAGATAGCGCAGGCACAACCCCTGTCACGGCGGATGGTGATCCGGTTGGGTTGATGTTGGATAAGAGCGGGAATGGGAATCATGCGAGTCAGAGTGTGGCGTCAGCTCGGCCTATCTATCGGACGGACGGGACGTTGCGCTGGCTGAAGTTTGATGGGGTGGATGATCGGCTTGAATTCTTTATCCCCTTTAATCTTTTTGAGGCGGGGCTTAGTTACTGCCTTGGCTATGACACAAACGGGGCTCCGCGTGGAGTTTTTTATGCAAAGCATGACGGCGTGGTCCCATGGGCGTTTGCTTTTGATCAAGTCAGCCCAACAGGAACCCTGATTGATGTAAGCGCTTCGTCAGAGCCTACACTCTCGTTACGGGTAGATGGGGTCGATTCGGGGCCGGCAACTAGGGATAAGGTATATGATGCCGTAGCAGGAAAGCATGTTCAGATATGGAATGCGGCTGGAGCTTCGGGCAATTATCAGAGCAGTTCAGGCCACGGGTTTGGTCTTTATTCTGACTCTCGTTTTACTCTATCCGGCATGCTTTTCGGTTTGATATGGCGAGAGACATTGCTTGGCCCTGAAACCAAAAACGCAGAGCAATACCTAGCAAACAAGTCAGGAGTCCAGCTATGATCACCCAATACTCCCGCACCCTGACTCTGGCCGTCCCTGAACACCTGATCGACCAAGCCAACCACCTCGCCTGCCTCATGGGCGAGTCCAGCGCAGACATCGAAACCTTCCGTCAGGCCACCTACACCAACGGCACCACGAACTACGCCGTAGCCAACACCGTCTGCAAGCCAGTGGTTACCGATGCCCTGTCAACCCTGACACTACCGCCTGACCCTGCTCACGTACCGCCTGAGTACGACCGCACACAAGCCGAGGCCGCTGTGGCAGAGATACAGTCCGGCGAGATACTGGTGGCGGTTAATGTTGATCCACATGAGCAGTTCCAAGCGTGGGGGCTTGAGGTGATACCGGCAGAGGAAGACCTGATATGACCTACACCGAGCACTTCACCCCCGAAGAGTTCCGAGACTGGTCAGACGACATGTCGCCCCGCCTCGTAACAATGATTGACGTGTTGCGGCATATGATCGGCAGCGCCATTGTGATAAGCCCGCACCCGGACAGCCTCGGCAGGGAGCTTGGCCGTAACTCAGAGTCGGCGCACAACATTGACCATTGGGGTGAAGTGTTGGCCGCAGATTGGTTTATACCTCACGTAGCGACACGAGGCGCAGTCGAGGGCGTGGTTGATACCATGCGCAAGATCGGCTTTACGGGCATTGGCGTCTATACTGATACGGTGTACGGCGGCAAGCCTCTACCGATGTTTCATGGCGACGTGCGGCCAAACCGTAAGATGGGCGCGCCTGCCGAATGGGGCCGGGTGGCAGGACGCTACACTACAATCACAGAGGCGCTTCACGCGCTACCGGAGGAATGATTATGCGTATGATGCTATTGGCCGTGATGGCCGCCGTTGCACTGGCAGGCTGCTCCCTGCTGGCCACAGTGTCGGAAGACCGCAACCAGTTGGCGGTGCAGTACGCCACCCTGAAAGTCCTGGAACGGGCCGACGTTGACGCAGCCCGCGTCATTGAACTGGTAGACCGTGCGGAACAGTATGTGGAAGCCGGGACGGAGGTGGCTGTGGCCACGCTGGTGGATGCGGCACGGGAGCGGCTGGCGGAAAGCTCGTTGAGCCCGGCGGACCGCATGCTGGTTGAAGCCATCCTGGGCCGGGCGCAAGAGCGGCTGGAGGCCGAGGTGGGCGACGGCTTGTTGGCAGGGGAACAGCGTTTGCAGTTGCTGACTGTGTTGGGCTGGATCGAGGACGCTGCTCGTGGGCATACCGTACAACCGTAAGCACTGCAGTAGGAGGGTGCCGCCAGTGGACTGGAGCAACCTGCCGGAATGGCTGAAAGTAATGGGTGGGGCCGCCCTCGGGGCGCTCGGGATGTTTGGTGCCGGCTTCGTTAAGGCACTGGCAGACAACAAGCACACCCGTTCGGAGGACCGGGTGCAGTTCACCGGGCAAGTGCTTGAACGCCTTGCGGCGGTGGAACGGCAGATGCAAGAGGAGCGGGAATACTGCGAGCGCCGCATGCAGCTCATGAAGGCCGATTATGACGAACGGCTGGAGCGCCGGGACTCGATAATCACCGAGCTGCGGCAGCGGGACACCGACAGGGAAGCCCGTATGACGCATCTGGAGCGCTTACTTAAACAGTACGGGGGTCTGCGTGACGACACATCTGATTCACGGCTTTAACGTAAGGGACGGGGGACGGGGCACCGTGGGTGCCCTGCGCCCTTACCTGAGCGGCCCGGCCAAGCTGCACGGGTACGGATGGACAGGGCTGCTGGGGTTGTCCTGCACTAACCGCCGGGCGGTGCGTAAGATACTGCCGCACATCAACCCCGGCGACTTCCTGATCGGCCACAGCAACGGGGCGCTGCTGTGCTGGGAACTGGCGGAGATGCTCGGCGGCACGCTGGGCGGCGTGGTGGTTATCAACCCCGCCCTGCGCCGGGATACCCTGTGGCAAAAGGACGTGCCCGTGCTGTGCCTGTATAACTCCAAAGACTGGGTGGTGCAACTGGTTCGCGGTTGGGGCCGGTTGATTCCGGACGGGGTGCGAACCGCCGGTTGGGGTGCCGCTGGTCGCTACGGTTTTACTCACGACCAGCATGTAGAGCACGTGGACACCTCGATGTCGTGGTGGGGGCAGCCTGTGGCTGGCCACAGTGCGGTTTTCGACGACCCCCCTGTGGTACCCTACTGGGGAGGGGTCATAAACCGCTGGAAACGGCTTACAGAGGCCGGTTGCAACGCGGGGTAAAACAGGGTTACAGTACCCGCACCTGCCCACAAACCACCACGCAACGCTCGCTCCATATTAGCGTATTAGGACCGTATTCTTGCCGGAATACGGTCTTTTTGTATGCGCGCCAGTAACTTACAGCAAAGTATTTGCCTTACACGTGCGCGGGGGTTAGTAAAACTATTTTTGTAAAACCCAAGGTCGGCCAATATTGCTAATATGCGAATAAACTTACGGTAAAACAGTGGGTTACAAGTATTCGCAGTTGTATTAGGTATTAGCACAGGTAATAAGGCGTTTAAAAACAGTGTGTTACAATACCCTTTCCCACGCGTCCGAGGCGAATGCTTTTCTATTTTGTTTTTACCCTCCCCCACACGTATAGTAAGGGGCACTACAGAACGTAAGAACGGAGACTGTATGGACTACAAGTTCAAAACCGAACCCCTGCCCCATCAGCGGGAGGTGTTCGACCTGTCGAAAGACATACCCAACTTCGGACTGGTTATGCCGCAGGGCACGGGCAAAACAAAAGTGACTCTGGATACCATGGGGTACAACTACGCCAACGGGCGCATAGAGGCCGCCGTGATCATTGTGCCCTCTGGCCTCCAACGCAACTGGACGGAAAAGGAGCTGGGCAAGCATTGGCCGGACCACCTACCGGTACAGGCATACGCATGGACGGGCACCCCGGGCAGTAAGAAGGCCAAGGCGGAGCTTGAGGCCCTGTTCGACCCGGCCCCCGGAGAGCGGTTCCGCATGGTGGCCATCCACTACGAGGGCACGCTCACGGAACCGGGCAAGAAATTCCTGTGGCGCTTGTTTCGGAACTTCCCGACCATGATAGCCATAGACGAAAGCCAGTACATCAAAACCCCCGGAGCCAAGCGCACCCGGTTGGCCCGTAACGCGGGCAAGGCCAACGGCGTGGTAATGAAGCGGTTCCTGACCGGCACCCCAATCACGCAGGGGCCATTCGACATCTTCGCCCCGTTCGCGTTCCTGGACCCGGACATCATCGGGCACAGCACGTTCACCAGCTTCAAGGCCCACTTTGGCGAGTTTGAACGTAAGGTGTTTGCCGGGTGCGGGCGCTACGACCCCCGCACCGGTGTACGTCACGACGCAGTGGTGGACGAGGTGGTGGGGTACAAGAACCTTGACGAACTGGAACGGCTGGTAGGCCCGTACAGCTACAGCGTGGACAAGGGCGTGCTGAACCTGCCCGAGAAGGTGTATAAGACCCGGTATGTGGACATGACCCCAAAACAGCGGCGGGTATACAAGGAGCTGCTGGAGGAGGGGGTGGCCAACCTCGGGAACGTACCGCAGGGCGTGAACCCGGAGGATGCACTATGGGAGGCCATTACGCAGGATGGGGACAAGGTGCTGGCGGAGAACGCCCTTGTCCTGCAGATGCGTCTGCAGCAGATCGTCGGCGGCTGGTACGTCAACGAGCAGGGGGAAGCGGTGCCGGTGGACGACAAGAACCCCCGCCTGACCGCCCTGCTGACGGATCTGGAGCATCAGCACGAAAAGGCAGTTATCTGGTGCCGGTTCCGGCACGAGGCCCAGGCCGTGTTGGCAGCCCTCAACGAGCGCGCCAAGGACACCGGGCGGGGGGCTGTTGGGTACTTCGGAGACATACCGGAGGAAGAACGCTGGCCCAACGCACAGGCGTTCCAGGACTGCGAGCCGCACGCGTTCTACATGGTGGCCACCCCGGACACAGCCGGGCGGGGCCTGGACTTCTACAAGGCCGGTTCCAGCCGATACTACAGTCGCAGCTTCAACTACGAGCACCGCAGCCAGTCGGAGGACCGGATGCACCGCCACGGCTTTGAGGGCAGCACAGCCCTGTATGTGGATTATTGCGTGCCGGGCACCATTGACGAAAAGATCACCGATGCCCTGCAGATTAAAGACAACCTTGCAAAGAGCTTCCATTGGGGCGTAGGGTTAACAACCAGAACGACAGAAGGAGCACAGAAATGACAGTGTACGTAGTACAGGAACCGGTCAAACGGGTTAACGGCGAAGTGGTACCGTCCATGGACCTGTCACCGGCGCTGGCTTACGGCGAACTGGACTTCCTGCTGCCCGGCAGCAACATTTCGCTGGCCCCCGCCCCCATGGTGCGGGCATTGCGTAAGAAGCTGCTGTCGTTCACGGACAACGACCACCTCTTGGCGGTTGGTAGCCCTTCCGCTATTGCCACCGCTGCCGCCGTGGCGGCCAGCCTCAACCGAGGCCGGTTCACGCTGCTGCAGTGGGACCGCCGCGAGGGTCGTTATTATGAAATCCCGGTAGACGTGAACGGAGGTGCCGTATGAGCATTGATTTTGAAGCAGAAGTGGAGCAGGAAACCAGCAGTGGGCCAACGGACTCGGAGCTCCGCGCCGTGGCTACACTAGCACAGCGCCAGGTGGAGCTTGAGGCCAGCGTTAAGCACCTGGAGGACGAGCTTAAAAAGGAAAAAGAGCGGCTGCGCAAGGTGGCGGAGGTAGAACTGCCTGAGCTGCTGCTCAACGAGCTCAATCTGTCCATGTTCGCACTGGCGGACGGTACGAAGGTGGAGGTGAAGGACAGCCTCAAGTGTAGTGTGCCGAAAAAGAACCTGCGGGAAGTGGCCGAGTGGTTGACCGACCGGGGCCACGGGGCACTGGTTAAGCGGGACGTGACCCTGCCGTTTGACAAGGGGCAGGAGGAGCAGGTCAAGGCACTGGCGGAGCTGCTGGAGGCCAACGGCTTCAGCCAGTACGCGGTCAGCGAGGCTGTGCACACCGGCCAGCTCAAGAAGCTGATCCAGGAGCTGGAGGAAGAGGGGGAGGACGTGCCCCTGTCCCTGTTCGGTGCGTACCACCACAAGGCCAGCAAGGTCACCAAGGCATAACAGGGGCTACCCTGTGCGGCTTGAGCCCGGGGGCCGGTTAAACAGCCCGGGCAAACCAAAATCTAGAAGGTAATAACCATGACTGCAAAGAAAACTGAAGTGGCAAAGAAAGCGGAAGACCAACTGCCGGCAGCGGCGGGCATGTTCGAGGAAGATGCGGGTCACGGCTTTGAAAGCACCACCAAGGACGACTACGCAATTCCGTTCCTGCAAGCCCTGCAGAAAATGAGCCCGCAGGTGGACCCGGAAGAAGACGGTTTTATCGAGGGGGCCAAGCCCGGGCAGATCGTCAACACGGTCAGCGAGGAGCTGTGGGACGGCAAGACAGGGGTGGTGGTTATCCCCTGCCACTATGAGCGCAAGATCTTGGAGTGGGTGCCCCGCAACAAGGGTGGCGGTTTGGTAGCGGAGCACGACCTTGAAACCGGATTGCTGCTGCTAGACGAGTGCATCCAGGACGAGCAGAAGCGCGACATCCACCCGGGTAACGGTAACGAGTTCCAGGACACCCGTATCCACTACGTTATGGTGGTCGGCGAGGACGGTTCCTTCGAGCCGGCGGTTATCAGTATGACCCGCACCAAGATTCGGGGCAGCAAGAAGTGGATGTCCCTGATGAACGGTATCAAGATGCGCCGCAAGGACGGGGGCCTGTTCACCCCGCCGATGTTCAGCCACGCCTACCGCATCTTTACGGAGGCCCGCAGCAACGACCAAGGCACCTTCTACGTGTTCAACGTGAAGAAGGAACGCCAGTTGGGCAGCGAGGAGGGGGATACCGAGCTGTACCAAGCAGCCAAGGGCTTCCGTGAAACGGTACAGGCCGGTAAGGCAAAGGCCAACATGGCGAACGCTGACGGTGGTACCGGCACCGGTAACGCAGAACCCAACGACTTCGCAGACTAACCGGTACACGGCCCCGGGGAACCCCGGGGCCTTCGACTCTGTGGGGGTAGTATGACCAACGACATCGCGGAAGCCATGCTACAGCGGTTCCGTGGGCTGGAGACGGCCTATGGCTTTTTTGAGCTGCAGAACCGTAAGCGAGGCCCGAAGAAAGACGGGAAAGGGCACACCCGCCGGGGGGACGTAGTTCCGGCCCTGTGGGAACAGCACCTCAACGGGAAAGCCATGCTGGGGATTGTGCCCATCGACATGGATGCCCGGTGCCACTGGGGTGCCATAGACATAGACGACTATACGGTCGACCTTAACGATCTAGAACGCAAGATTCACGAGTATGTGCTGCCGTTAACGGTTGTCCGCAGCAAAAGCGGCGGCGCTCACCTGCAACTCTACCTGACGGATGATGCCCCTGCGCAGAAGGTGCGGCAGACGCTGGGCGACTGGGCTGTGGCGCTTGGCCACCCGGGGGTAGAGATATTCCCGAAGCAGGACGAACTGGCGGGGCCGGAGGATGTGGGCAACTGGCTCAACATGCCATATTTCGGAGCCTGCGCGGACCCTGCAGGGGTTAAAAGCTATGCCCTGTATAAAGGCGAACCCCTGTCCGTTACCGACTTCCTGGAGCTGGCACAGGCCCGGGCCATACCAGCGGCGGCGCTGGAAGACATCAAGCCAGTTGGCGGCCCGGTGGGGGACGGTCCGCCGTGCCTGCAGACCATGGCCCTGCACGGCATACCAGAAGGCGGTCGTAACGAGGCCCTGTTCGCGCTGGGGGTGTACGCCAAGCTGAAGCACGGGGACAACTGGGAACAACACCTCAACGACCTGAACCAAAACCATCTGGACCCGCCCCTGCCTTTCCAGGAGGTGGGTGACATCGCAAAGTCGCTGAAGCGCAAGGAGTACAACTACACCTGCAAGAAGCAGCCGCTGGCCAGCTTCTGTAACCGGGAAATCTGTCGGGCGCGCCCATACGGCATAGGGGCCAGCAGTGGGGCGGAAGACCCCGGCGTTATGATTGACAGCCTTACCCAACTGCAGGGGGAGAACCCAATCTGGTTCGTTACGGTTAACGGGGTACGTATGCAAATCACCACCGACGACCTGATGAACCAAGGCCGGTTCGCCCGCAAGTGTGTGGAGAAGCTGCGGTTCTTCCCCAACCCGCTGAAGCCAATCCGCTGGCAGAAGCTGGTGAACGGACTGCTGAAGAACGCCGAGGTTATTGATATGCCCACGGACAGCGGTGCCGGCGGCCAGTTCTGGTTGCTGCTGGAGCAGTTCTGCACCGGGATGCAGATGGGCCGGCAGTGGGAAGACCTGTTACGAGGGCTGCCGTACACCGACCACGAGGCGGACGGGCCACGGATGACCTACTTCCGCAGCACCGACCTGATGAAGTTCTTGCAGCAGCAACAGTTTCGGGAACTCAAGCAGAACGAGATATGGGCACTACTGCGGGAGAACGGGGCCAAGCATAGGCAGAAAAACATCAAGGGCCGCTGTGTGCAGATGTGGGGCATCCCGGCCTTTGACGTGCAGGAGGAACCGTTTGACGTACCGACACCGGACACAGGGGAGTTCTCGTGAGGGCCGTATTCGGTGGCCCGGGCACGGGTAAGACCACCCACCTGCTCGGGATCGTAGAACGGGCGCTACAGGACGGGGTACCACCCTCGCAGATCGCCTATATGGCGTTTACCCGCAGGGCCGCCAACGAGGCCCGGGAACGGGCAGCCAAGCAGTTCGGCCTCAAGCCCAAAGACCTCCCGTTCTTCAGCACCCTGCACAGCATGGCTTACCGCCAGCTCGGGGCCACCGGGGCCACGCTTATGGGGGCGGCGGACTATAACGAGCTGGGGGATCTGCTACAGCTACAGTTCACCGCCAGCTACAACCTTCTGGACGGGCCGCCCATGGAGGGGCCGAAGGGTTCCCGGCTGCTGCAGGTCATAGGGTACGCCCGCAGCCGCCACCTGACCCTGGAGCAAGCATGGCACCATGCCGGCGAGGGTGTTAGCTGGTGGGAGGTGGTGCAACTGGACGAGGCCCTGCGCATGTTCAAGCGGGAACTAGGTAAGCGGGACTTCCACGACCTGATTGATGAGTACGCGGCGGAGGGTGCGCCCCTGCCGGTGAAGCTGGGAATCATCGACGAGGCACAGGATTTGACCGTCCGCCAATGGCAAGCCGTGCACCGGGCATTCGGGGATTGCCCGGAGGTGGTGGTAGCCGGGGACGATGATCAGGCCATTTACCGGTGGAGTGGGGCCAGCGTGGAAACTTTCCTGCGGCTGGCACACGAACCCGGGGTAACGCGGACGGTACTAGATAAGTCCCACCGTCTGCCCCGCAAGGTATTTGACCTCGCCAACCGGGTCAGCGCCCGTATCCGTGGCCGGGAACCGAAGGTATGGAAGCCGGCGGACCGCGAGGGCCGGGTGGAGTGGATCGCCAACCCGGGGGACGTAGACCTAACGACGGGCAACTGGCTACTGCTGGCCCGGAACAGCCACTACCTCAAGGACTACGCTGCTGCCTGCCGCCTGCAGGGGGTTAAGTACAACACAGCCAGCGGCCCCAGTGTACCCGCCGGGCACCTGAAGGCCATACAGGGGTGGGAGCAATTGCGTAAGGGCAAGTCGGTCACGCGGACGGTGATGCAGGCCGTGGCCACCTACAACCCGGGCATGGACCCGGCCCGGTACAAGGACGCGGACACCTACGGCCCGGAGGATCTACCCGGTGACCCTGCAGCCATGCCCCTTTGGCACGATGCCCTGCAGGGCATTAACATCGAGGACCGGGAGTATTACCTGACCATCCTGCGGCGGGGCGAGCGACTGCAAGACCCGGCACGCGTGACCGTGGGCACGGTACACAGTGCCAAGGGCGGGCAGGCTTCGAACGTGGTGTTGCGGGTGGACATGACCGCCCGGTCGTATACCGGGTTCATGAGCAACCCGGACGATGAAGCCCGGGTGTTCTACACCGGCATGACCCGGGCGCAACACAACCTGTTTCTGGTGGCCCCGCAAGGGGTGCGGTTTTACCCCGTGTAAAAATTTTTACGGGAAGGGGTTGCAATCACATAAAAGTTTATGTACCTTTAAACCATGGCCGGGGCGGATTGGCCCCTGCAACCCAAACCAGAAAGCTAGAAGGAAGACGACATGACCAACGCAACCACCACCTACAGCAACCGTTCCAACGCCCTGCGCGCCGCCAAGAAAGCCGGTTACAACAAGGAGCAGGTAGAAATTCGCCACAACGTGGAAACCGACCGGTACTACTACATCCCGATGGTAGACACCAGCGAGCTGGACGCGAAGTACGACGAACAGTACGGCTTCCACGAGTGCCCGGAGTGCGGCACCCATCTGGAAAACGGCGTGTGTGACTTCGAGGGCCTGCTGGATGCCCGTGACGGCAACTTCAACGAAGCGTACAAACTGCAGCAAAAAGAGTTCGCTTGCATGGTGTGCGACTACGAGTGGGGCGACGATGTGAAGCACCCGGCGGACGAGGAAGCCGTGCCGTCCAACACCACAGCCAGTAAGCGCACCTATAAGCGCACCGGCGAGAGCAGCTACCCGGACAGCACCGTCGACAGCCCGGTGGATGTAGCTTGGAACCTGTACGACGAACTGGCAGCCGCCACCGGTTTCAACAACATCGTTCGCAAAGTGTTCATCGCCGATGCGATTGGGCTGGGTATCAACCCGAATACGGCCAGCACGCAGTTCACAGCGTGGAAAAAAGCCCGGGCCACCGACCGGGGCGAGTAAGCCAACCGGCCCCGGCACCCCCGGGGCCAACCTGTTCTCAGAAAGACATAAGGGGATTCCCATGAAGTGGAGTGACAACCAGCAGGCCATTTTCGCACACGTCGCAGACCCGCACGCCGGCAGCGCTGTGGTTGAAGCCGTGGCAGGCAGCGGCAAGACCACCACCATCGTTGAGGCCATGAAGTACCTGCCGGCAGGGCAGCAGGTGGCGTTCATGGCCTTTAACGCCAGCATCGCCAAGGAGCTGGCCAACCGGGTACCGGAGGGGGTGTCTTGCATGACCCTCAATAGCCTCGGGCACCGGGCGGTAATGAGTGCCTGTGGTCGGGTGCAACTGGAAGCC